TAAGTTTTATTATATCACTTGCGAATGTTTTTGAAAGTCCAGAACGTATTAAATTTTCTTCTAATTTTTTTATGTTTGCCTCTGCTTTTATTCTATCTTCTTGTGCACCTACTGTACGACCAGATATCATATTTTGGTATTCTTTACTTTCATTAATCAATCTTAATGCTTGCATCTGTTGAGGAAATTTTAAATCTTGCTGATTTATCTGTTGCCTTACTTTTTGTATGTTTTCACTAATTAATTGTTTTTGTAATGGAACTACTGTGTTGTTCAGTTGTATCTGTCCAATTCTATTTGTTACATATTCTAAATTTTTAGCGTTCATTAATTGCTGGCGCTCGTTTTCATCTATTCTAAATCTAGTTCCTGCTTCTATGTTGTGAAGCTTTGCTCCCATTGTGTCCAACTGATAATCTAATGCTCCATTTTCTCTTAAGTACCTATCTTTATCTAAATCAAATATTGTTCTATCTGTTCTTTTGTTAAGGCTCATAATTTGAGCTTCTTTTAGCCTTTTTTCTTGTTCTAATAATTCGCCTTGCTTTCTTAAATTATCAGACTGTAAGTTAGTCTGTTGAACATTTGCATACTTAAGTACCTCACTTTGTGGGTCTATTTTAAAATCTGCTCTTGTAGGTGCTACTGCTGATGGTCTGGGTGCTTGTGCATTGTTAGCTACTGCTCCTGTTCCATATACTAGATTAGGATTTAATCCTGCTTCTTTTAACCTCTGCATCTGTTGTTGTGGACTGTTATAAGTATTTTGCATATTCCAATCCGCTAATGCGTCTTTCCTTTGCCTTCTATAATCGCTTTTAGCAAACATTCTATTAAATGCTGCTTCTAATATACCGCCTCCAGTTGACAACGCCTGAGTTACTATAGGTCGTGGCCCTGAATTGTTACTTTGTTCTGGTCCCATTGTCTTATTTTTTATAAAGTTATTGTTTTTTTTATTTCCACCAAATAAATCTTGGTGTCAATTAGCACTAATATATCAAGTAGAATTAGTGCTAATTTTTAAGGCTTCACAGAGTTTAGCCTTTTTGCTCTGTCGCATCGCTTTGTTCCGTCGCTCTGCTCCTTCGCCGTCCGGCTAATCTCTGCTCCGCCTTTTGTTTTTTTATACATTCTCCCCTTCCGTCCCCGCTGGGGAAATGGTGTTTTCAAGGTTAGGTCTTTTTTCTAACGACTTTTTAATTTCGTTTAATTCTTCTGTATATAGTTTTTGCAACTCTGCTCTTTCGGATAAATCTAATCGGCGCGGGTCTATACCGTCGCCATCTTCACCTTCGTAGATTGGCACTTTTCCTTCCATTGGCAATCCTCTTGCATATCTTTCTAGTATTTCCTTTATTGACAATGTTTGGTCTGGAATTGTCATAGATGGACTGAAGTTATTTTCTCCATCTGTTTTAAATTCTTTACTATTGTATTGGTTCCTGTGTTTCATTTTCTTGTTTGTTTATTATTGTAAATTGTTCATTTAACCACTTATAAAGTTCTTTTGCAAATTCAACTTTTTGATACAACAAATTGAGTGTTTCAATATTGTTTTTATAAGTATTTTCAATAAGATAATCTATTATCTCATTAAAGTTTTTCTCCTTTTCCCTGAGTTCGGAGTCGTTTATTAAATGATGCAGTAACTTGAGATTTAATAATGTCTGCATAAGGTTTTCCGTGTTCACGTTCAAGGGATATTTTTTCTCGTATTGATCTAATTTGCGCTTGATACTGAATTGCTTCTTGTTCTGTTTCATCTAGTTTTAGTTTTTGTTTAAAATATCTAGGCATTGCTATTTTTTTTCCGTCCTTTAAATTACAATACATTCTGTTTCCAATATCTGCTTTATGCCATTTTATCATGGCATCTGTTAAGTAATTTTCTCCCATACGTTTTGACATTAAAGCAAACTCTGGTAATCTATCATCGTTTTTATGTATAGGTACTTTTTTACATTTTGAAATATATTTCATTGTGTAGCCTATACTTGCTTCTGTTACTTTACCGACGTGATAATCTCCAAAATATTTGCCATCTAATGCCCAGGCTTTAAGAACAGTTTCCAATTTTGCATTAAATAATATAATATGATAGTGTGGACGCATAGTTTTACCACCATATTCACCTACTGCGTAATATTTTAATTTTTCATCGTTTAATTTTCTTAAACGTTTAAAATATTTTTGTAAATGTTCTTTACTTAAAGACATATATCCTTTTTGCGTGATAGGTACGTGGTCTGTATCGTATGTAAGTGTTACAAAAAAGGAGGAACTAGACCGTTCCCCCTCTTTTATTAATCTAAAACTCCAACCCGATACACGTCTCGCGGAACAAACGGGACATTTACCACAAGGGACTGGGATTTCGTCTTTAGTATGCCTGTCTTTCACGTAAAATGGTGTTAGACATTGTGCCATAGTTAAAACATTGGTGTACCAAATTTCGGCATCGGCCTTACTGCTTTAATTTTATGATATACATGAGCATATAAACTGTCTAGTCCTTCCTCTGTTACTGCAAATATTCTTTTAGTTGGTTTACATGTAACAAATTCTTCGGAAAGTGTAGGCTCATTTTCAAATATACGTCCCATATGCCAAGAATCTAATGTTGTCCTGAAATCTGCACATACTCTAGATGGAAGATATTTATACTCAGCATACCTAGGAACATAACCAAAAGTTCCCTCTTTATCAACACTAGCAATATATAATTCTTTATTTTTTACTTCCTGTTCTCCAATATGTGCGAATGATGGCCAGAAATAATCTAATTTATCAAATTTTGTAAAATGCCTGTGTAATCCTTGCTGATATGCTCCTTTAGGAATTACTGACATAATACCTACTATATAACCATGTTCTTCGCAATAATACTTGCCATAATTTCCAGATGTTACTGATATACCATGACCTGCCATATTACCCTGTGGCAATTCTCCATCTATACCTGTAGTGTTAAGTACTTCGCTTACTATTACAGGTGTTTTTACTCCTGTAATATATTCTGGTCTTTGTAGTCTTGCATCGGATGACTTTACACCGAAATGTGCAAGGATATTCTCTATGTATCGAACTCCACCGCGTGCATTTTTTTCTAGCCACTCTTGTAGCTTGAATGCCCTACGAAGTGTGTTAATTGTAGTAGGCTCTAGTTCTAAATCTGTTGTTTGTGCGTACAACTCATCAGTAGGAACATCTGCAGTTGGTTGACCGTCTACAGTCGCATTTAATGGAGTACCATTAAGTACAGTACCAGGGTCTGTTGTATTTAATTTTACAGAAACATTACCGTTTCCGAAACCTAAAGGAATATCTACTGCTGGCCCTCTCTGTGCCCAAGGCAATGAGGCCGTGAAATAATCATGCTCCCATGCCCTATATCTCTGTCTCAATAAATCACCAAAATTGACTTGGTCTCCATCTGTTAATTTATAATTTACAGGTTGAATTAAATTTTGATCTCTATAATATTCATTATAAACACATTGATAGGCTGCAAAAGGAATAGCTGAAAAATTATAAGTTTCGTCAATACTAGGAATACCAATATAATCCAAAAACTTATTAATGTTTACTTGGTCTTCAGGTGATTCCATATCCAACCAATCTTTTACAGCATCGGATACAAAATATGGAAAATCAGGATAATTCGTCCCGTCTGGGCCTCCTGTAATAAAATTTTCCCAATTTGACCAAAGTATACGATTAGGTACAAAGAAATAATGCATAGTTACATCTACTCTATGCATCATTGGTGCTACCATTGGAGATAATCTAAGTAATGATTCACAACTAATATTGAATGAGTCTCCAGGAACACATTCTAGCATAAGAGTTGGTACTAGTTTACCCATGTCTAATGATAATTTTACGTCATGCGAAAGGTCAAACACATTTTTTTGTGGCCTTTGCATCTTAATACTGTTAAACAGATTCGGTTTCATTTTATTTATTGTTTGGTTCTACAATTTGGGAGGGAGTTTCACCCTCCATTTTTCTAACCCAGTTAAACACCCCCTTTAAAGCCTAATACCTCCACGGCTTACATAGTATGTTTTCTTTTGTTGTCCACGCCTTTTTCTATTTACACGGCGACGCCTTCCGTAACTTCTCTTTTTGTACATGTTATTTATTTAAGGTTTGAAAATATAAGTTTTATTATATCACTTGCGAATGTTTTTGAAAGTCCAGAACGTATTAAATTTTCTTCTAATTTTTTTATGTTTGCCTCTGCTTTTATTCTATCTTCTTGTGCACCTACTGTACGACC